TCTGGCATTCACATAACGATGGGACGAAAACTACCGACCTGGCTGACCGGCCCGGAACGCAAGCGAGTATTGAACCTGGACCTGTCGCCCAGAGATCGGGCGATCCTCACGACCTTCCTCTACACGGGGCTGCGCAGCAACGAGCTGCGTATGTTGGACGTTGAGGACATTGATTTTGACGCCATGGCCATCTTTGTGCGGTTTGGGAAGCGAGACAAGGAGCGGATCGTGCCGCTGCATGCTGAAGCTGCGGCGGCGCTCGAAGCGCACCTCCAGGGCCGGACGACTGGGCCGGTGTTTGAGAGCAACCGGGGGCAGCGCATCAGTTATGACCGGCTGCACTCGCTGATTGATGAGATCGGCGACCAGGCCGGCCTGCGCAAGAAGCTACATCCCCATTCGCTGCGGCACAGTTTTGCCGTGAGCTTACTCGACGCCGACGTGGACCTGGAGACGATCAGGGACTTGTTAGGTCACGAGGATATCCGAACGACAACGATTTATCTGCACTGCTCGACGGCCAGGCGCCGGGCGGCGGTGGACAGGATTTGAACCAGATGAAGACGACGGTAAAAAGTTTGCGGGCGCTGACGGAAGAGCTGCTTGACCTGCAAGCGGCGGTGGAGCGGTATAAGGAAGTGGAGGCGCTGCTGAAGGATGGCTTAACCGGCCTCGGTTTGACCGAGATGGCAACGGACCGGGGGCGGGTCTTTATTTCTATTTCGGAGCGGGTGACGGTTTCGCCGGCGCTGGCCAGGGACATTTTGGGGCCGCTGGCGGAGAAGGTGATTGTGAAAAAAGAGAGCGTGCCGAACGATGTGCTGAAAGGGTTTGTGAAGGCAGGCTTGATCAGCGAGCCGGAGCGGGAGCGCCTTTTGGCTGAGGCGGAGAAGACGCAGGTGGTCAGCCTGCATGTGCGGCCGCTGAGGTGATTTTGGATTTTGGATTTTGGATTGATGACGGCGGAGCAGGTCAACGCCTGGTTCGCAGAGGCGAACTGTCGGCTGGATGCGCTGAAAGGGCCGTTTGATTTTTGGGGGCAGACGACGCCGATGCCGGTGCGGTTTTGCGATGGGCACGGGCTGCACCTGGTTGATTTGAATGAACTGCGGTTGGCCTTATACGAGGCCAAAGACCGCTTATTGACTGGCCGGTATGGCGAGGATGGGCCGGCTTTCGGGGTGACGGCCCGGCAGCAGTTTGTCGAGATTTGCGCCATTATCGCCAACGCTGAGTGCGTGGGATGCAACGATGAACGAACCGACAACCTGGCAGGCTGAACCCGTCACCGACTGGGAGAGCCGGCTGCACCGGATGGTTGAACAGGTCATGGCGCTGCGCCCAGCGGTAACACGCTACGACGAAATGACCAACATCCTGGCCGGTCTGATGATGGCCGCTGAGGTGAAAGAGATTGAAATTCCCGGCCAGGGTAAGGCCACGCTGCGCGACGGCACGCTGGAAGTGACCGTCGAGGCAGTGGCTTTTTTGAGGCCGTTCATTTAGAGAGGTCGAGGGTGGGTGAACGACGAATTTTCCGAACACAAAACACTCCAAACGAAACGCATCCAAGACCTGGAGCGAACCATGACTGTACTACGTGCTGATTTGGCTGAATTGAAAAACAGAGACACCGGCCTCCGCACCGAACTGGACAAGCTCTGGCAAATCGTGGTCGGCGACGATGATATGAACTTTCCCGGCCTGCTGGATCGCATCAAAGAGGTCGAGCGGCGGCCATCGCTGGCCCAGCGGGTGATGCTGTTGAGCATGGCCATGACCAGCGTTACCAGTTTGGCGACGCTGGCGGTGATCCTATTCAAATGAACTTTCTATATTGGCTTTACAGCGTGGCCTATCTCTGGTTCGCCCAGCGGCGCGGCCAGCGGCCAGTCAGCGCGGCGGAGTATTGCAAAACAATGGAGAACAATGCCATTTCAGAAGGGCCAGAGTGGTAATCCCAAAGGCAGACCGCCCAAAAGCCGGGCCTGGACGACGTTGCTGGAGCGGGCCGGGTCCAAAAGCCTGACCGGCCTGGATGGTAAGAAGGTGAGCCGCAAGCGGTTTTTGGCCGAGGCGGTGCTGAGCGCAGTCACGACCGGCAAGGTGGAACTGGCCGGAGGTGGTTTTGTTGTGGCCGACAGCTTTCGGGAGTGGGCCGAGTTTGTGAAGTGGATTTACACTCACCTTGACGGCCCGGCCAAACAGCAGGTGGAGCACAGCGGGCCAGACGGCCAGGATTTGGTCATTCGAGTGGTGTATGACGACAACGGTCACAGTGAGGCTGCCGAGACTCCACCAGGGTCAACAGCGGATTAAGGCGGAGTTAAGCCGGTTCAATGTCGTAGACTGCGGGCGGCGGTTTGGCAAGACGACGCTGGGCATTGACCTGGTGACGCCGATTTTGGCGGGCCGGCCGGTGGGCTGGTTTAGCCCCACCTACAAGATGATGTTGGAGGTGTGGCGGGAGCTCTCTAACATCTTTCAGCCGGTTGTGGCGCGCGCATCGATGCAGGAGCGGCGGCTGGAACTGATCACGGGCGGGGTGCTGGAAATGTGGAGCCTGGAGAACCAGGATGCGGCGCGCGGGCGCAAGTATCAGCGGGTGATCATTGATGAGGCGGCCATGGTGGCCGGGCTGGAAACGGCCTGGCAGGCGGCCATCCGCCCGACTTTAACCGATTATGAGGGCGATGCTTTTTTTTTAAGCACGCCGAAGGGTCACAATTTTTTTAAGACTCTTTTTGATTACGGGCAGGATCCGCTGCGTTCCGAGTGGCGTAGCTGGCAAATGCCCACCTTAGCCAACCCGTTTATCAAGCCCGCGGAGGTGGAGGCGGCGCGGTTGGAGCTGCCGGAGCGGGTCTTTCGGCAGGAGTACCTGGCTGAGTTTTTGGCCAACGGCTCTTTTTTTGTGAATGTGGATGGCTGCGCCACGGCCCAGGTTGAGGCCATAGGCCGGCCAGGCGACAGGTATGTGATCGGCGTGGATTGGGCGCGGGCCAGCGGCGGGGATTACACGGTGTTTGCGGTGGTGAATGCGACGACCCGGCGGATGGCGGCCCTGGTGCGGCTGAACGGGGTGGATTTTGTGAGCCAGCAGCAGCGGTTAGCGGCGGTGTGGCAGGCGTTTAACCGGGCCGAGATTTTGGCGGAGTATAACAGCATCGGCGGGCCGCAGATCGAGGCGTTGCAGGCGGCGGGGCTGCCGGTAACGGGTTTTACCACAACGGCGGGTAGCAAGCATCAGATCATCAGCGCGCTGCACCTGGCGTTAGAGCGGGGGGATCTGCAAATTTTGGCGGAGCCGGTGTTGATCAATGAGTTAAAAGCCTTTGAGGCGCGCCAGCGGGCCGGGCTGCCGGTTTACGGTGCGCCGGCGGGCCAGCATGATGACTGTGTGATGGCCCTGGCCCTGGCCTGGTGGCCGGTGGGTAAGCCGGCGGTGGCGCTGGGCAGCGCCTGGCGGGGGAACAGTTAGCAAGCATGAAAATTTTTAGTTTAACGCAGGGACAAACGCGGGAAGTCAAGGCGCTCAGCCTGGAGCAAATTTTGGGGGCCAGCCGCAGTGGATCGAGCCTGGGCGTGGTGAGCGCGTACCAGGCGAGTGTGTGGGCCTATCGCTGTATTAATTTGCGGGCGCAGGCGGTGAGTAGCGTGCCGCTGAAAATAGTCAGGGCTAAGTCTAAGGAAGATCTGCCGGACCATCCTTTGCAAAAGTTGTGGGGCGAGCAGGCCAGCCGGCTCTTGTGGCGGCTGGAGGCGGCTTTGTGCATTTGGGGGCGGGCTTATATAGAGCCGGTCCGTAACCGCCTGGGGCAGGTGGTGGAGTTGCGCTGGTTGAACCCGGCGGCCACGCAGACCCAGGTGGGCGCGGGTGGGATTACGGGTTTTTATCACACCCCCAGCACGGGGCAGGGGGTGCTGTTTAAGCCGGAGGAGTTGGCTTACCTGTACTATTTTCACCCCGGCGATGACCTGAGCGGTTACTCGCCGTTGATGGCGTCATTGGCGGCGGTGGGCATTGACCAGGATACGCGGCGCTATAGCCAGGCTTTTTTTAGCAATGGGGCGCGGTTGGACGGCATTTTGACCATCCCGGAGGCGACGGATGACCAGGTGGACCTGGTGGAGAGTAAGTGGCAGGCGGTGTTTCGCGGGGTGCGCAACGCGTTTAAAACGATGGTCATTGGTGGGCGCGAGGTGAGCTACACGCCGATTGCGGCCCCGCCCAAGGATACGGCGCTGAGCGAGCTGCGGGCGGAGCAGCGGCGGGATATTTGCGCCGCCTTTGGCGTGCCGCCGGCGCTGGCCGGGGCCTGGGAGAGCGCCAATTATGCCAGCGCGGCGGAGAGCCGCAAGAGTTTTTATACGGAAACGATTTTGCCGGAGCTTGATTTTATTGAGGATGAGTTGAACCGGCAGTTAGTGCAACCGCTGTGGCCGGAGGCGGCGCTAAAATTTGATCTGAGCCAGATTGAGGCGCTGCGCGAGGATGAGAAAACGCGCAATGAGGCCATTAGCCTGGCTTACCAGGCCGGCTGGCTGACGCTGAACGAGGCCCGCGAGCGGGCGGGGATGGGAAAGAAGACGATAAAAGATTGCCTTCTTCCGGCGGCCGCGGCGGAGGTCGCGGCGGAGGAGAAGTTTTTTCGTTCCACCGACTGGGCCGAGTACCCGTAAAACGTTTCACGTTTCAGGGCGAAACCCGCGGGACGTTTCCAAAGCCTCTCCGCCGGAAGAACCGCCGTCGCAGAAGTTTGAAGAACGGTTGGCGAAGCGGCTGCGCCGGGTGTGGCGGGAGACGCTCTCGCGCATCGAGGAGCTATTGGGCGAGCGCGGGGAAGTTCCGGCCCAGGTGTGGCCGGAGGTGGAGCAGCAGCAGCAAGAGGTGTTGCAACCGTGGCTGGAGGAAGTGGCGGTAGCAGGGAGCCGGGGAGCAGGGAGCACAGGGTTGACAAACTGGAACCTGGTGAACCGGGAGGCGGCGGCCTGGGCGGAGCAGCACAGCCGGGTTTTGGCGGGGCGGCTGCGGCAAACGCTAGAGCAGCGGGTGCAGGCGGTGGTGAGTGAGTGGATTTTGGCCGGGGAGGATTTTCCGGCCCTGGTAAAGCGGGTGCGCCAGGTTGTTGATGACCCCAAGCGGGCGGCCCTGGTGGCGGCTACGGAGGCCACGCGGGCCTATGCCGAGGGCAACACCCTGGCCTGGCGAGCGGCCGGGGTGGAGATGCGGGAGTGGCGCACGGCGCAAGATGATTTGGTTTGCTCGATCTGCGGGCCGTTGGCCGGCCAGCGGGCGGCGATGGGGCAGCCTTTTGGCGGTAAGATTGCCAATCCGCCGGCGCATCCGGGCTGCCGCTGTAGTTTAGCGCCGGTGGTGGCTCCCGATGAGCTGCCGGTGACGCCAGAACATTATCGGCAGCGGGCGGGCTGGCAAGAAACGATTGCGGATTTGGCGAAGGACGAAGATTTTACGGTGGTGGGGAATGTGCGGATCACGGGGGAGCGAAAACGCCATTGGCGAGCGCGCCACGCGGCTCAAAACCTGACCCCGCAGATTGAGAACGAAATTTTAC